TAGATATTCTGGAGACATAAAAAAGGCGACCCGAAGGCCGCCCGATATTTTCCCTTTTTTGATTTATAATAATTCAATCAGCATTTCTTCGATTTCATCCGATGTCGCTGATTCAAACAATGGCGCAATATAATGCGCAGCTACCGGAGCGCATACGTATTTGACGCTGGCCGGATATTGCTTTTTTCCGTGCGCGTATTCCCATATACGCTGATGAGGGAACGGGTCGCGGTTAAGCTGGTTGCCAAGCCACTCGCCGAATTGACGGTTGTTCATGGCAAGCGCCGTCTTTGTTGTGTTGATTAGGTTCATTGTATTGCCTCCTTTTTTAGTTTATAATAATCGCTTGTTCTTTACAGTTTTTCTTTAATTTGTTCGCGTAGTGTTTCAACTACTCCGGCCCAATACTTTAGGCCGTGCATGCCTGCGATTCCGTCGCCATGTTCTAGCAGCCATCTAACATTATGCTTTGCCTTTTCCAGTCTATTCACCAAATCAACCATTATGTTATCCTCCTTTTTTCTAGTTCACTGACTAGCGAAGGCGGGCCATTGCTGGCTCGCTATCGTTAATCAGTACAGGCTTGTTACATCTTTTTTGTTTATGCGCTGCGCTCCCGTTACGGAATAGCGGCCAACAGTGTTCCCGTTGATCTCACGCAATGGTAAGCGATCACCTTTGCATATTGGCGCGCCATCTATTCGATCTGCTAGCTGGCGCAATATGCGGGCTGATTCAATGCCGCTCATAGACCCGTCGAATGCACCGTTATCCATTGTAATAGTTATGTTGATAATTGCCATAATAAGCTCCCTTTTTTATAGTATGCCGGTACAGGCTACCGGCTGGCCGTTATGCGTTATATGTTGCCGTCACAAGTGATTCGATGCGCTCAGCTTCGGCAAGCAACGCGGCATCTTTAGTACACGTTGGCATGCGAAATGATGACAAAACACTTCGCTTTTGGGATTCTGATCGGGCAATATAGAAGTGCTTGAATATATCAGCATGCTTTCCGGATAAAGTATTTTCTGTTTCAAGTATTAGTATTTTCATTGGTTCGCCTCCTTTTTTTGTTCCGATGTGCGAAGCATGAACCCTTCCATAGTGAATGTCAACCCTCAAAAAGTGATTGATTTACAAGCAGGTTGTTCAGGTATTGCACAAAAGCATAATATATGGTAGCAATCATCATGCGAGATACTAGGGATAGTGGGTAAAATAAATTGTATAACAGTTTTGGATGATTTTATAAGAAGCATGAGTTTTATTGATACATGAGGATTAGTCTGATATGATGCAGACCCGAGAGGATGACAGGTATGGTTGACTCACTCGGTATGGCAATGGCAGAAGCGGAGTTGCGCGAAATGATGCGTAACTCTAGCACTACGGGTGACTGGCAAGGCCAGTTGCTAGAAGATATGTCCCCAGAGCAGAGAGAGATCATCACCTGTTGTTGGCTACAGCCTCCGGCTCAGTCAGAGATTGAGACAATGGGCGCAGGATCAAAGAAAGTCGCAATGAGATTATGGCAGAGAAAATGCCATGCGATTATAGAGACAGGCAAATATCTTCAAACACGAATGAACATCAACGAACAGGTATCAAACGACATAGCAGAGCATTTCGGCGGACTACGCGATATGCACTACACAATCTGTAAACAATGGGGGTGCTCGCAGCGATCATTTTATCGGCTAATCAATCGGGCGGGACGGGAAATCGGGCAGGTATTATTCAGAGCAATACTCTGGAAATCCGAGCATGACAAAAAAAAATAAGCATAGTAGTAGTCTGTAGTTATGAGTACTAAAGATAAACTGACTCCGAAGCAGCGGCTTTTCGTTACAGAGTACTGTAAAGATTTCAACGCAACAGCGGCGTATCTGCGTGCTGGCTACTCAAAAACAGGCGCTAGACAAAGCGCATTCAATCTTCTGACAAAAACTGACATTAGCAGAGAAATCAAAGCGCACATCGAAAAGATTGAGGAAAAAGCCGTAGTTACAGAGGCAATGGTGCTGAACGGACTGCTAGCAGAAACAAAAGAACTGGAAGATGGATCGTCATCGACGCGAATAACCGCGTGGTCGCAGCTAGGTAAAACACTGGCTATGTTTATCGAGAAAAAAGAAATCGACGCGACAGTGAGCGTAGAGTCCGAAGTCAAAAACATGCTCGATGACTGACATAAAAGCGCAATTCAGACTAGCAGTACAGAAGTGCATGGACTCTTTTCCGTATTTTGCGCGGAAGTGTCTTTATATCAGGGATAAACCAGGCAATATAATCCCGTTCAAACTCAATGATGCTCAAATCTATATACACTCAAAATTAGAAAAGCAGAGGGAAGAAACCGGAAAGGTCAGGGCGCTGATACTGAAAGGCCGACAGCAGGGCGCGTCAACATACATCGAAGCCCGGCTGCTCTGGCGTGTGCTATTCAGTGTCGGCAAACGCGCATTTATTCTGACGCACGAAGCCGAAGCAACGAAAAACCTGTTTAAGATGGCGAAGCTGTACGTTGAGAAAATGCCGAGCGTTATGACTCCGACGATCGGCGCTGATTCGGCAAACGAGTTGACCATTCCAAACCTCAACGCTTCGTACCGCGTAGGCACTGCGGGGAACAAATCCGTAGGGCGATCTGAAACCATCCAGCTATTTCACGGCTCGGAATCGGCCTTCTGGCCTCACGCCGATGAACACGCTAAAGGAATCCTGCAAGCAATCCCCGATGAACCAGGCACAGAAGTCATCATAGAATCGACAGCAAACGGACCGAATGGTTGGTTTTATCAGCAGGTTCAAGCGGCGTTACGCGGCGAGGGCGAGTATCAAATCATATTCACGCCATGGTTCTGGCAAAAAGAGTACAGAAAGACGGTGCCGGACAATTTCTCGCTGACTCAAATCGAGTTAGAAATTAAAAAGTCTTACACGCTGGATGACGAGCAAATCATGTTCAGGCGTGCAAAAATAGTTGAATTGAGCGCAAGCGGTGGCGATGGGGAAGCCGCTTTCATGCAAGAATACCCGATGACGATTGAGGAAGCGTTTAGCCGGAGTAGGGATAGACAGCTAATACCTGCCAATATCGTTAATCGCGCGATGAAATCAACGCTGACTGAGGGTTATGGGCCAGTTGTCATGGGAGTTGACCCTGCGAGTGAAGGCGGCGACAGAGCGGTTATCGTGGTTAGACAGGGGCGCTACATTAAAGACATCATCATGCGCCGATACATTAAGACGACCGATTTCACTGGACTGATTAAGCGTACAATCAAAAAGTACAAGCCTACCAGGGTAAATATCGACAAAGGCACGTTTGGCAAAATGATGATTGATACGCTACACGATGACAGATACGAGATGGTTTACGGTGTCGATTTCGGCGGAAGCGCAGCGGAATCGGATAAATACTACAACAAGCGCACGGAAATGTGGTGTAAACTCAAGCTATGGCTGGATGACGAGCCAGTGATGCTACCCGACCGCGATGATATTCTGATGGATTTGACCGAGGCAACATACGGCTATGACGTACACGGGCGCATCAAGCTAGACAGCAAAAGCAATTTCAAAATGTCAACCGACCTTGGCGATGCACTAGGGCTGACACTGGCCGAAGAAATCAACGAATGGGACAACGACGACTACTCAACAGATGGCTTTGTCGCCGCTGATTCACGGATTGGAATATAAAGGAGACGCTATGAGCAGACAGAAAAAAGCGGATAAAGAGAAGAACCTCATCATAAAAAGGATGCACGATGCTACTACAGATGCGGTAATTGGCGGCCTTGATTTTATGATGGTAACGAAAATAGGCGAAGGGGAATGCCATACTGTGAGTTGCGGCAGGGATGCAGAACTTGCAGTTGGCGTAGTCGCGTCGGTACTGCAACATGAACCAGATGAAGAATCACTGGTTATGGTTAACAGTATCACGAGTTTGATTAAGAAACATTATGCTCAACAAAAGATGAAGGCGGCAGTGCATTAAGTGATAAGTACAAAACATAAGCCAGCGGGATGGGTGGATTATCACCCAAGCTACTGCATTGATGAAGGTGGCCACGATTGGGTGGAGCCACACCGGCCTAAGTTTATATCGGACAATAAGTATCTTTATTGCGCCAAATGTGGGCAGAAGAAGATACAAGTGGCAGAAAATCACCCCGATTTGTTATATTAGACTGTAAAACCTGTAATACGAGGCGCAGACATGGAACAAATGGCACCGGATCACGATTCAATCGAACATGAGCAAGCGGAACAGGCCGAGTTAGAGCGCATTGAACGGGTGCAGATATTCGCGAGCCGGATTTGCAAACTGGCAAACGAGGAAGTATCAAAACGC